GATATGAAGTATAAAGGTTATACCACTGAATATTGGAATAAAATAGGATTTAAGAATTAATATGGCAACAGCATTATTTATAAACAGAACGGACTTAGTTAAAAATTCTATTATTGATGGGAATGTAGATACAGATAAGTTTATACAATTTATCAAGGTAGCTCAACAGATAGATATTCAAAATCTATTAGGTACAGACTTATATAATAAGATAGGAGCTGATATTGCCTCGGGTGCTGCTGGCGGTGCTGGTTTAAGCGGTAATTATTTAACACTTGTTAACACATTCGTACAACCTACTTTAATATGGTTTGCACAAATGAACTATATTCCGTTTGCAGCTTATCAAATTAAAAACGGTGGTGTATTTAAACACAGCAGTGAAACAGCTCAAAACGTAGATAAAAACGAAGTTGATTATTTAGTAGGTAAGGCTAGGGAGTACGCTAATTATTATTCAACCAGGTTAGTAGATTATTTAATATTTAACGATAATTTATTCCCAGAGTATAACTCAAATAGCGATGAGGATATTAGTCCAGATACAGATACAACTTTTAAAGGCTGGGTCTTATGAAGTATAAAGTAAAAAAAACTAATCTCATTAAACTCAAGAAATATATAGAAAGTAAAAGCGAAAAAGAAGCTAAATGGTTTTATGATAATATTATAAAAAACAAAAATAAATGAGTTACGGGAGTATATACGAAAGTAAGTGGTGGGTTAATCCGCAAGAAGATGGCTGGGCAGCACAAAGCTTAAATAGTGGATTGTCTATGATACTGAATATTTATAATTATGAGTAATCCAAAACTAGCATTAATACCTAGTGGCTACAAAGCTTCTAGTCTTTACTCAATACTTCCTAGCAATGGGAGTGGGGATTTTACTATAAATAGAGGTACCGTAAGCACAAGAGTTAGAAAAGATGGACTTATAGAAACCGTTTCGGTTGATGTTCCTTGTTTAGATTGGTTAAACAGTGATTGTCCAAGTTTAAATATAGAGCCATTAAGAACTAATAGGCAAATTAGGTCAGAGGAAATAGACAATGCAGCTTGGGCAAAAAGTTCTACAACCGTTACAGCTAATCAAGTAATATCGCCAACTGGCGAATCAAATGCTGATAAATTAATTAGAACTTCTACAAGTGCGAATTATATTAGTGATTCCTCGACTAAGTCATCATCTTCTCAAATAGATATAACAACGTCTGTTTTTATTAAACAAGGAGAGGGAGATTTTTTTGCTTTTCGTTCACAAGGCAGCTATCCAAATAGAGGCGAAGCTATTTACCAATTTAGCACTAATACACTTACAATAAGTGTTGATGGTAGTAATTATACAGTAGTTAATTCAAGTGTAGAAAATTATGTTAATGGTTGGCATAGATTATCTGTTACATTTAATACAGATACTGCTGCAACAGTAACAACTTATTTTAGTCCAAGAGCTACTAGTGGTTTTATAGATAGTACAGATACCTCTACAACTGCATTTACTTATGTATGGGGAATACAAGTTGAGGAGGGGAACTCTGTATCAAGCTATATAAAAACAACAAGTGGAGCAGTAACAAGAGAAGCTAGTGTTTGTAGTGTAACAACACCAAGTGGGGTAACACAAATAGTAGAAACTTTCGCAGACGATACAACTAACATAATCACCACGATACCATCTACATATACAGTAAGCAACGGATTGATTAAAAAAATAATAATGGAATAATGGCATACGGAGAAATATATAAAACAACGTGGTGGGGTAACCCAGTACAAGACGGATGGGGAGGTATTTATTATGACTTATCTGTTACTAGTGCAGTACCTAACCTTTTAACGACTTTACAAGCCAGAGCGACGTATTACGAGAATGCAACTGGAACGACTACAATATTAACCGCTTTAGAAAACTGTGAATAATGAGTAATTTATTAGAAAAAGCGAGTATATTAACTACTCCAACAGCGTACAATGATGGTAAATTATTAAGCGTTAAACCAAATACGAGTGTAGGTGATTTCGACTTCACAAGAAACTCAAGTGCTACAAGAGTTGCTTCAAATGGTCTTATAGAAGACGTAGCAAGTGGATTATCTAGAATAGATTATACTGACGGAGTAGGACATATATTATTAGAGCCGCAGAGTACAAATGCAGCAATTTATTCTGGTAATGCAAGTCAATGGGTTTTTGGTGGAAGTGGGAATACAAACAATACAACTAGAGTAGATAATCAATCATCCCCAGATGGAGAAACAAATGCCTCTTTATTTTCTAGGAATACTGGCACTAGTGGCTGGTTTGGAACAGGTAATTTAAGTTCAACTAATGGTCAAACATACACTCATTCATTGTTTGTAAAAAAAGGTACATCAAGCACCGTTATAATTAAAAATGTAAGTAACAGTCCACAATCAAGTGTAACTTATAATATTGATACAGACACGTTTACAGTAGAGAATAACGCAACTGGAAACTCATTAAACTATGGTAATGGATGGTATAGGGTAGAAATGACTTTTGAATACACTAACGCAACTGGATCATCTTCACAAATCAGACATATTTTAGAAGACGGAAAATCTATGTATGTATTTGGCGCACAACTAGAACAACTACCATACGCTACTTCATACATTCCAACAAGCGGAAGCACATTTACTCGTTTAGGAGAAACACTAAATAACGCTGGTAGTTCAGATTTAATAAACTCAACAGAGGGTGTGCTATATGCAGAGATAGCGGCTTTGACTGATGATGGTAGTACTAGAGTTATACAGCTTTCAGATGGTACAAATTCAAACAGAATTTTTATTGGATATTGGACTTCAAGTAATGAGATTAGAGCTTTAGTAAAAGCGGGGAATGTTACTCAAGTTTTTCAAGGTAGCACTTCATACGACATACTTGGCTTTAATAAAATAGCCTTTAAGTACAAAGAGAATGATTTCGCTCTTTGGATTAATGGTGTTGAAGTTTTCACAGACACAAGTGGGGTTACATTTCCGATAGGTACTTTAAGTCAATTAGATTTTGATAGTAATGGCAGCGCTTATTTACACGGAAAAACTAAATGCGTTGCAGTATTTAAAGAAGCATTAACAGACGAAGAATTAACTTGTTTAACAACAATATAAAATAAATAAAATGTATATAGGAAAATACGAATTTAAAGACCAAAAAACCGCTGAGGCTAAAATAAAGGGCTTAGGGGTAGCAAAAGATGAAGACGGTAACGAATACCCAACGCACAACCATAGTATTGTTAAACTAGGTAATATAGTCTTAGAGCGTGGAGAATACGACGATGAAGGCAATGAAACTAAACCACCAGTATTAAGCAGTAAATATCACTTAGACGTAGCGTGGTGTTTAGAAGACACTTATAGCGAAGACGGAGAGCTAATAAAAGCAGAACACCCATACGGTTGGAAGTCGGCTAATGTAGACCTAGACAATAACGGAGTACACTCTTTTTATGGGGTTGACTATTTAAAGCATAAATTCTAATGGTTAGAGGTTTAAGGTATTTGGCCGATAAAATAGAAATAGTCCAAATTTTCTGTATAGTCAAATGGAATAGGTTTTTAGAAAGTATTAAATTATGAATATACAAGATTTGAAAATAGGCATATTAAACGCTATTTCTTTAGGGATTAGCTTTACACAAGTAGAAAACAGTTTAAAGGTTATTTTATTGCTTTTGTCAATAGGATATACAGCGCAAAAGATATACGAAACGCATAAAAAAAAGAATGACAAAAAACTTTAGCTTAAAAGAATTTGAGTGTAAGGATGGTAGTAAAATGCCTTCTGATGTTTATTTAAACATTGTAAAGCTTGTAGGACAATTACAGTTCCTACGAGACTATACTGGTAGAGCTATAACAGTAAATAGCGGATATAGAAGCCCAGAGCATAACGCAAGCGATAAGGTTAAAGGAAGCAAAACAAGCCAACACTTACTAGGTAAAGCCGCAGACATCACAATAGAGGGCTTAAAACCAGCGGAAGTTTATAGTCTGATAGAAGAACTTATCGATATGGGTTTAATGTTACAAGGTGGCTTAGGAAATTACGACACCTTCACACACTATGATATAAGAAAGACTAAAGCTCGCTGGTAATGAAGAAAATACTTGATTTTTTAGGTGGGAATGTAATAAAAGAAATAGGAGGTATAATAGACAACTTATTTACTACTGATGAAGAACGCTTAGAAGCTAAAAACAAGATATTTAAAGTAATACAAGAAAAAGAGCTAGAGCTGCAAAAAATGCAGACTGATATAATTATTGCAGAGGCTAAAGGAAATTGGCTACAACGCTCCTGGCGCCCTATACTTATGCTTTCTTTTGGGTTTATAGTTATTTATGTAAAGTTCTTAGCGCCTTTGTTTGACCTCACAATACCGCCTTTAGAGAATGAGTTTTGGGACTTGCTACAAATTGGTATTGGTGGTTACGTTGTAGGCCGTTCTGCTGAAAAGATAGCTAAAAGCGTTACATTTAAAAAATAAATTTTTTTATTTAAAATAAAAGATATAACTTTGAGCCATTTCTTATTAGAATGTGTTTATAGTTTTCTAAGAAATTATATATAAATATATTTCTAAAAATATAGATAAAAAAAATAAAAAAAATTTAAATAAATAGATAAGACTTCTGAGTTATATTCAAATGCCAAAAAAGAAAACTTTAAAATATTGGAAGACTAAGATAGATAAGGTATTTCACGAATACATAAGGCGTAGGGATGCTGATAATAATACTGGTTATTGTAATTGCATAACTTGTAATAAACCTATACACTACACAGAAAGCGATGCTGGACACTTTATATCAAGAGGCAAGCTATCAACTCGCTATGACTCTAGAAACGTTTATGCTCAATGTAGAAAATGCAATAGGTTTGAATATGGTAGGCAGTATGAATATTCACTAGCATTAGGAGAACAACTATCAGAAGAATTATTAATAAAGTCTAGGGAAATATGTAAACTATCAGAAGATGAATGGTTAGATATATTTAATAATTATAATACTAAATTAATACAATTAAAAAAGCTTCAAAATTTTTAAGTTTCATATATAATACTTATATTTGTTTTAATAATGTTTGTTTTGTTTTGTTTTTAAAGACCTTCCAGGAATGGGGGGTTTTTTTTGTTTATAATTTGTTTATTAAATATTTTTTTATATATTGCGGTATATTAATTAAAACAGAAACAAATGTATTTACAAGAACGATTAAAACCTCAGCATCTAGCAAGGTTAAGAAACAAGAACTTTGAATTTCCTTTAGTGGTAGAAGAAGTAACACAAGAGTTAGAAAGTAAGACTAAGGTAAGTGAATTAAGCTATGGGGTTGTTATGAGCTTACACACTTTACTAAGCTACTATGAAAGTCCTTACGAACTATTTAACGAGGTTTAAGATGACATATTCAGAAGACGTAAAAAGAACATCAAGCCCAGAAACAATAGACTACTTAAACGCAAGAATAGAAGCGTTAGAACTAAGGGTAGAATACTTAGAAGCACAAAACGAAATTTTAAATAAACAACAATGAATAAACAAAAACTAACAGATTTGTATAAGAAATACAATCTAACAAAAGAAGACTTTTTTAAGCACCAACATTACACTATTATTACTAGGCAAGGTATAGATAAAATACAAGCCTTAGAGCAGATGTCTGTAAACTATGATGTGATAAGGTGCGAACCTAACTATGCTGTATTTAAAGCAATAGCCTCTAAAGATAATAAACGTATAGAAACTTTCGGTAGCGCTTTCAAAGGAGCTACTTACAAAGATGGTAACACGAACTCTTGGTATGTAGCAGAAATGGCAGAGAAAAGAGCGATGTCAAGAGCTGTTCTAAAACTTACTGGATTCTATGAATTAGGAGTCTTTGGAGAAGACGAATCAGAATCATTTAAAAAACCTACACAAATAAAAACCCTTTAATATAAATAAATATGAGTGCATTAATTAATTTTAGTTTAAATGTAGCAAAGCTACCAAAAGAGAAGTTTATTGCTGGGAAAGATGGAGCAGTTTATGTAAATCTTACAATGTCAGTAAACGATGAAACAAGATACGGTAACAATACTGGTATCTATGTAAGCCAAACACAAGAAGAACGTGAGGCTAAAAAACAAAAGTCTTACTTAGGCAATGGCAAAGTAGTTTGGAATAGCGGGACAATTGTAAACGCTGAAAAACAACAACAACAAGAGCCAGTTACTCAAGAAGCTGAGGCCGACGGACTTCCGTTTTAATTTTTTCTTATAACTAAGGGGTCTTAATTGACCCTTTTTTTATACCTTTAAACAAAACAAAAACAATAACAAAAGAAATGACAGAAGAACAAACAACAGATAATATGTTAATGGAGTTAATAGTTGAAGAGTGTACAATAGACACATCAGAGGTTATTGATTATCCTCCTAGTGCCTTGAGCTTTGGGCATTCAACAATTCAAACAAAAGGAGGAGAGTTAAAATATCCAGTTTCTTTAGGAAGCTATGGAAATATCTCTGTAGTAACAGCTCCACCAAAGTCAAAAAAATCTTTTTACTGCTCTCTTTTAGCTTCAGTTTATTTAAGTGGTGCTAATAACTTTGGAGGTAAACTTAGAGGTCATAGAGATGGCCGCTGTTTAATTCACATAGATACAGAGCAAGGACATTGGCACGCATCTAGAAGCTTTAAGCGCATTGAAGATATGAGTATAACTAAGGATGTAGGTTGCTATAAGACTTTTGCTTTAAGAACAGTAGGATATAAAGAACGATTACAATTTATAGAATATATACTAGAAAAAAATAAAGGTAAAAATGGTCTTGTTATTCTTGATGGTGTGGCTGACATAGTAGCAGATGTTAATGATTTAATTTCTTGTAACGCAGCAGTATCAAAACTTATGCAATTATCTACTAAATACGATGCTCACATTTTATGTGTCATACATCAAAATTTTGGAAGTTCTAAAATGACTGGTCATTTAGGTAGTTTCTTAGAGAAGAAGGCGGAGCTTGTAACTAGTTTGGAATTAAACACAACTAATAAAGACCTGGTTACAGTTAAGTGTATGCGAAGCAGAGGTTATCCATTTGAAACATTTAGCTTTACGATTAATGAATTTGGATTACCTTGTATCTGGGCTGACATATACGACCCATTAGAATACTATGTACCTAGAACTTTAACTAAATCTACACTATGATAGAGTTACAAATAACAAAAGAAAGTATTGCAGAAGCTAAAAAGCTATATGAGTTTGGGGTATTAAATAACAGTTACACACAAGGCCAAGGGAATAAATGCGGTGCTTTAGGAGAGGTCTTAGTAAGACAGTATTACAACGCTATTCAAGAAAATACTTATGACTATGATTTAATAATAGACAATAAAAAGATAGATGTAAAAACCAAAAGACATAGTGCAAATTTGAAACCAAATAATAATTGGACTATGAGTCTTTTTGCTTTTAATACTAAACAAAAATGTGATTACTACTGCTTTGTTGGTATGGCTGATGATTACAAAAAAGCTTATTTATATGGATTTATTGCAAAAGATAAATTTTACAATACTGCAATATTTAGAAAAAAAGGAGATATTGACCCTAACGGAAGCCAATTTAAATTTAGAGCAGATAGTTATAGTATGAAGATATCGGAATTAGACTTAAATTTAAAATAATATGAAATCCTTAGTAGAACTTGCTTACGAAAAACATAAAGATTGGATAAATATAGTCAAATCATTTGGTGCTAATAAAAACTATGCTGAGGATATTGTCCAGGAAATGTATATCCAGCTTATATGCGATATAAAAAAAGGGCTTGACCTTTCTTACAATGATGACATAAACACTTACTACTGTTATAAAGTACTTAGGGGGATATATTTAAACACCCATAAGAAAGAAGCTAAGTTCCTTAAAACTTATATAGAAGACATTAACGGAGAGATAAAAGAAGTTGAAGACTTAGGGATAGACGAAGTAGAATATGCTAAACAAAAAGATAACATAGACGATATACTAAAAGAAATGTACTGGTACGACTCTAAGGTATTCAGTTTAGTAGCTTCTGGTAAGTCTGTAGCATCACTTAGCAGAGACACTAAGATAAGTTATTATAGCTTATATAACACTTATAGAACAGCACTTAAAAATATTAAAGATAAATTATGAAATTAGGAGATTTAGTATACTACATTACTTACTACACTGGTATAAGGTATATATGGAAAAAAATAAACCCAGACTGTGGGTGTGATAAGCGCAGAGATGAGTGGAACGATATTAATATAGACTTATGGAAATAGAACACCGCGAACAATGGAAGCAGTTTAAAGCTGATGTTAAAGGTAAGCTAACTCAAGAACAATATAAGCTATTGTGTAAACTCCATTCTATATATTATAAACACAAGTATCACGAGCCTTGTAGCTGCAACCCAAAAAGATTAGTTCAATGGATTAATGAAATAAACAAGGTTTATGACAAAAATTAAAGATATACATAATTGGGAGCGGTCAATAATAACATTGCTAAACTTAGATGGTTGGAAGTTAAATCATACTGGAGAGGGCAGTGAAAGCTGGGATGCTGAGGGTACAACTCCAAAATTCCAGGACTGTGTCATAGAAATGAAATTCAGAAATAAATACTATGATACTAAGATAATAGAAAAAGATAAGTTTGATAGATTAATAAACACCGGTAAGGTTGCTCTGTATTTTGTTAATGACCCCAAAGGAAATTATATGTTTTGGCTTAATAACCTAAAGGACTTAGAAATTAAAAATATGTACTGCCCAAGTACTACCCTTTGGAATAGTAAGAAAGTATCTAAGCCTTGTTATTTGCTTAAAGAAAGCGACGCAGCTATAATAAACATTAATGAAGAAGACACTGAGCTGGGTATATGGGATAGCTATTTTAAGGTAAAAGAATAAAATACTTTGTTTATAATTTGTTTATAAGTATAATTAATTTTATATTGCGGTATATTAATAAAACAAAAACAAAATGCGAACACAACTAACAGACTTAAATCTTGAGTTAAAACAAATTAACAAAACCTTACTCTTTCCAGATAACGTACCAGAAGACGTATTAAAAAAATTATTAGAAAGAAAAGACCATATAAATAGTATAATAATTAACATACAATAAAATGAAAAAAACAAAAACGGGATTACACATTGACGTTAAAGGTAAGCGAATTGAGGTTTACACTAAAAAAGAGTTAGAAAAGCTAGAACAAGAAGCTCAGACTAAGTTAGATTTACTTATTGTTTTTTCTTTATCTATTTTATTATTATCTATTGGGGTTGTAATAGGGATGTCAATATAATGACTTTACTACAAAGACAGTCTTATGTATTATGGTTTAACTTTATATCCGATAGGGTTATTAAGTGGTCTGATGCAAAGCCAAAGAACAAAGACCTTAAACACTTTATACAAGGGGTTAGCGAGATAGGTCAATATGTTAACCAGCTTAATATAGAAAATAAAGTACTTGAACAAAAAGTAAGCGCTGTAAGAGATAGTAAGAATCAAACTATCTTAGAACTAAACAAACAAATAGAAGACTTAGAAAACAAATTAAAAAAATATAATATATGAATTACTTAGACTACCACATAGATAAACCAGATGAGATAACGGAATGTAGAACTTGTGGAACGGAAACTAACGGAGATACTTACTGCTCTAAAAATTGCTACAACTATGATACAGAATAAAATAAAACTATTAGACGGAAAGCATTACGATAGAGCAGAACTGCTTAAGCGTATGGAAGATGACACTTTTTACTATGGAGAACTAAACAAGTTAGCTCTTAGTAGTAGCAGCCTTAAACAGCTTCTGTCAAGCCCAAAAACTTATAGCTTTAGCTTGAAGTATGGCAGTGGGGATAGCGCAGCTTTAAGGGCTGGTGCATTGTTTCACTGGGCAATCCTTGAGCCTCAAAAATTTTCAGAACAAAAGTTTGTAGAGGTACAGAGCAGAAACACAAAGAAGTTTAAGGAAGCTGTGGCAGAGTTTGGAACTGTTTACACCGCTAAGGAAAGAAGCGAAACAGAAAGGCTTGTAGATGCGTTCTATCGCAACGAACACGCAAAAGAACTAATCACTAAAGCAGAGTTTGAGATACCAGCAATAGATAACGTCTTAGGTATGCCATTCAGAGGCAAGGCTGATGTGTTAGGGGAGAATAGAATTTGCGACATTAAGACTACAACAAACATCAAGGACTTTAGCTGGAGTGCTAATAAATATGGTTACGATGTGCAATGCTATTTATATTGCAACCTATTCAATAAAGAATACAAAGACTTTCAGTTCTTGGTATTAGACAAAGGCTCACTTGACATTGGTATATTTAACTGCTCAGAAGAATTTTATTACAGAGGCGAACAAAAAGTAGAAAAAGCACTTGACTTATACAATAAATTCTTTATAGAGGGTGCTGACTTAGATAACTATTGCTTAACTGGGGAATTATAATAATAACATAAAAACAAAAAACAAAATGAAAACAAAAAGAACAAATTACACGAAAAAAGATTTTAAAAATGTAATTATTCCAACTTGGCAAAGATGGAGAAATGAAAAGAATGTTAAAGACCTTTCGGAAGCAGTATCTGAAAACGGACAGCTTAGGGACGTGCTTATATGTATAACTAAAGACGGAACTAAAATATTAACTGACGGAAATCATTTATATAGTGCTGTTTTTGATTACCTTAAACATAAAAAAATTAATGTTTTAGAAAAACAAGTTAAAGACAATGAAGAAGCAAGAGAAACATTTATATCTTTTAACACAAGAGGTAAATCTTTAAAAGTTATTGATTACATTGTTAGTTATGCTGGTAGCGGTAATAAAGATTATAAAAGGTTTTTATTAGAGGTTATGAAAAGTCCTAACAGCTTAAAGGAAGCGGAGGGTGTTTATGGAAAACTTTTTACTATTCCCGCTTTAATTTCCATATTTTTAGGCATTACAAATAATGTTAAAAAAGGTAATTGTAAACTACCTAAAAACCATAATAGACTTTTAGAAATTGTTGAGTATTTAGGGCAAAACTATTTATATAACGGAAGACTTATAAAACATTTAAATAAAAATGGAAGGTCTATGAAATTAAACGGAGGTAGTATTATTCCAGTATTTAAAAAAATTAAAAGAAGCGAAAAGATTTTATCAATGTCAAATAAAGAAATATTAAACCTACTAATTGATTTTACTTTTTATCACTATAACTCTATGGATAACTGCTCTTTTACAAAAGATGCAATAGATAAAAGTTTTAACGCTTACTTAACAACTATATGAAAGGATATATTTATAGCGACCAGATACCAATGTTTGGGCATAAAGATGTAATAGGCTATGGAACTAATAATTTTCAAGTAAAAGAGATTGATAAGGATTTAGCAAAAGAAACAATTATAAAAAACCATTATTCTAAAAAAGTATATAATGGAACTTATATTAATTTAGGTGTTTTTATAAATCAAGAGTTTTTAGGTGTCCTACAGTATGGATATGCAATGAACCCAGCAAGTTGTGGAAGCGTAGTTAAAGGCACTGAAATGAACCAATACTTAGAATTAAATAGAATGTGGTTAGATGATAAAGCTGAAAGAAATAGTGAAAGTATGGCTATAAGCTATTCAATAAAGTACATTAAGGGAAAGCTTAAAACCATTAAATGGGTACAAAGTTTTGCAGATGAAAGATGCGGTGGTTTAGGTATTGTTTATCAAGCTTGTAGCTTTAGATTCTATGGAGAACACACCAGCAGTTTTTGGGAACTTGAATCTACAATGTATCATAATACAAGTATGACTGTATCTAAAAAAAGCCAACGTTACAAAAATAATGTTGGTGGTTGCAGATATTTACAAACAAATAAAAAAAATGCAATAAAACACGATTTAAGACAATTTAGATATATTAAGTTTTTAGATAAAAGCTGGATAAAAAAATGCACTAAGAAAGAGCAACCATATCTAAAGCATTATAATAATGATTAAATAAAATGAAAAAAAAGAAACACACACAGATACAACGCATACTAAGACTTGAGAATATAGTAGCCCAAATGTATGTAAAGTTAGAGGCACTAAAACTAATAATAGATAAAGAAAATGAAGAAACAGATAAACAACAAAAATAATATGAGAGCAACCTATTTACATTACGAAAACGGAAAAGGCTATGATGTTATAGACTTTATAAAAGATTATCAACTATCTTTCAATAAGGGTAATATAATTAAGTATGTTTGTAGAAGCGGTAAGAAAGACGATGAGTTAAAAGACTTAGAGAAAGCAGCGGACTACTTAAGACGTGAGATAGAATACTTAAGAGAACAACAACAACAATGGATAGAAAAAAATAAATAATATGTATATAAATATTGAAGTAAAAGACACAGAAAGAAAAGACTACTATAAGTTCCTAATAAATGGAGTAAACTTAGGGGAGTGGGAGCGAAGCGAATTAAGATACTTAATAGAAGTAGTAGACAATAAGATATGAAATTAGATATAATAAAAGAAGCAGTTAATAAAAAGTTTAACTTAGACATTACCTTAAAAACAAGGCAAAGGAATTACACATATGCAAAGAAAGTGTTTTGTAAACTTGCTTATGAATCTGGCAGTACTTTTAAAGAGGTAGGGGTTACAATAAAAAAAAGTCATTGTAATATACTACATCACGTAAATAGCGTTAATGTAATAAGCTTAGAAGATAAAAGAAAACACGACGAGATAATACAAGAACTAGACTTAGTATTCTCTAAACCTTTCTTTAATTCAGACCAAGACAAAATAAAGAAAGAGATTAAAAAAGCAGAAACAACTAAGACTATAAAAGAAATACAAGACGTTATAGACATCTTAAGCGGCTGGGATATAGAAACAGTAACGGAGTTTAAAGAAACACGCTTAGACCCGTTTAACAAATCATTAAAGCACAGAGTCAAACCAAAGACAATAGCAGAAGTAAAAGGAGCTATACTAAACAAGAGAATTAAAAGCTCTTTACTATGCTAATAACAAACGAAGATAATATGGAACTAAAGCAGCACAAGGCACAACAAAGGTTGTTCTAAAAAAAAGTAAAAGTGTTTATATATTAATAACTTGAATAAACAAGATATATCAAGATTTAAAACTATGAGTGAGAAACACGGAGGAGTAAGAAAAGGAGCTGGAAGACCAGCTAAAGCAGACGAAGTAAAACTAATAGAACGCTTAGACGCTATAATAGACAAAGACGAAGCACTAGGTAAACTAGGGGAGTTAGTAGCTAAAGCCGATATAAGGGCCTTACAGCTGTATTTAAGCTATCGTTATGGAAAACCTAAGGAAAGTATTGACCTTAACTCTAGTGAGGGCTTAAACATCAACTTTAGAGATTTAATTAAATTCGTGGATTAACTATTGATTGAAGTAAAAAAGAAATATCTACCTATTGTTGAAACAGACAGTAGGTATTTTATAGTAAGTGGTGGTCGTGGTTCTGGGAAGTCATTTTCAGTAAATGCCCTTTTAGTTATGCTTACCTATGAAGCTGGGCACACTATCTTATTTACACGTTATACACTAACCTCAGCTTATATATCTATCATTCCAGAGTTTATAGATAAGCTTGAACAGTTCGGCTCAATAGAACACTTTCATATTACAAAGGATGAGATACTAAACAAAAAGACTGGTAGCAAGATAATATTTAGAGGGATAAAGACATCAAGCGGAGACCAGACTGCAAACCTTAAATCTTTACAAGGCATTACTACTTGGGTAGTAGATGAAGCAGAAGAACTAACAGACGAACAGAAGTTTGATACAATAGACTTATCGGTTAGACAGAAAGGAAACAAGAATAGAGTTATACTAATACTAAACCCAACAACTAAAGAGCATTTTATTTATACCAGGTTCTTTGAATCTAAAGGAGTGCAAGAGGGTAGCAATACAACTAAAGATAATACTACCTATATACATACTACTTACATTGACAACATAGATAACTTATCTAAAAGCTATATTGACCAAATAGCGCAGATGCGTGAACGTAGACCAGAGAAATACAAGCAACAGATGTTAGGCTCTTGGCTTAATAAAGCTGAAGGGGTTATATTTGATAACTGGACAATAGGGGAATTTAAAAGAAGTAGTGTAAGTGTATGGGGTCAAGATTACGGTTTCGCAGCAGATCCTTCTACATTGGTTGAGTGTAACATAGACACCAGCACTAAAACAATATATCTAAAAGAATGTTTTTACTTGCAAAGATTAACCACTACACAAATAGCTGAGCTTAATTTAAAGCACTCTAAAGGCGGTTTAATAATTGGAGACAGTGCAGAGCCTAGACTACTAAGTGAGATAAAAGCCAAAGGATGCAACGTAAAGCCAAGCATAAAAGGACAAGGAAGCGTAACATATGGAATAAGCCTACTACAAGATTATGACCTGGTGGTAAGTCCAGACAGTACAAACCTTATCAAAGAGTTAAACAACTACCGCTGGTTAGAGCGTAAATCAAACACACCAATAGACAAGTACAACCACTTAATAGATGCGATTAGATACGCTGTTGGCTATCAGTTGCAAAACCCAAATAGAGGTAAGTATATAGTACACTGATATGAAAATAGATTTAATAAAAGGAGAATGCTTAGAGGTAATGAAGTCAATACCAGACGCTTCAATAGACGCAATAATAACAGACCCACCATACGGTACTACTGCTTGTAAATGGGACAGCGTTATAGACTTTGACTTAATGTGGGAACAACTAAACAGAATAATTAAACCTAATGGTGCAATAGTACTGTTTGGAAGTGAACCGTTTTCAAGCGCTTTAAGAATGAGTAATATTAAAAACTACAAATATGATTGGGTTTGGGATAAAAGAATGAAAGTAGGTATGTTGAATTGTAAAAGAATGCCTTTAAGACGTCACGAGGACGTAATGGTGTTCAATGCTAAAAATGTGTACAACCCACAAATGACCAAAGGTAAATTCAGAAATAAAAAAATACAAACTTCTAAAGATTTTCAAACATACGGACAACTAAAGAACCCTATTGACAATTTTAATGACGACTACTACCCTAGTTCTATTATTGAATTTAGCAACGCCAACCAAAAAAGGAAACAACACCCAACACAAAAGCCAGTTGAGTTAATGGAATACTTAATTAAAACATACACTAACGAAAACGAAACGGTGTTAGATTTTACAATGGGTAGCGGTTCAACTGGTGTAGCTTGTGTTAATACAAACAGAAATTTTATAGGTATTGAGTTAGACGATAAGTATTTTGACATAGCAAAACAAAGAATAGGACAAGCACAATTAAAACTCTTCTAAAATAATTTAAAAACGTTTATATATTAATAAGTAAAGTAATATGAAAGTAAATCTTAAAATACCGACATCTTTAAATGAATTGTCTTTAAGTCAATATCAAGAGTTTGCAAAACTAGAAGGTCAACAGCAAACAACTGCTATACAATTAAAAATGATTGAGATATTTTGCAACGTTCCAGAGGTTGTAGTTAGAAATATGAAGGCTACTGATATTTCAGAAATATGCGAAATATTAAATAATATGTTTGATACCGAACATCAGCTTATGAATAGGTTTAGTTATAATGGTGTTGAATATGGCTTTATCCCAGATTTAGATGATATGAGTTTTGGCGAGTATATGGACTTGGACACTTTTATAGGCGATAACGAAAATATACATAGGGCTATGAATGTTCTATACAGACCTATAAAACTAAAAAAAGGAGATAGATATGTAATTGAAGATTATGACACAAACACAAGTGAAGAGGCTAAAAACTTTCCACTTGATGCGGTGCTTGGTGCTATTGTTTTTTTTTACACTTTAGGGAAAGACTTATCACTAGTTATGATGAACTCTTTGGACTCCAAGAACGAGAAGGCTTTAGCACAACATCTAATTTCACTGCAAAATACGGATGGTACAATTCCATCTATGGAATCGCTGACGGAGATATTACAAAATTTAAATATATCACTAAACTAAATTTACACGAATGCTTAACCTATTTAGAATACACTAAAGAAAAAAACCAAATAGAATCAGCACAAATAAAAAACAAATTCAAATAACATATAATGAGCCAACAAGGGATAAGGGGATTTTACCAACTAACAGAAACAATTAAAACACAACTCTTAAGCGATGTAAATGTTAACACCGTAACAACTGGCGATATTTTTGATATTGATTTATCTAAGCAAAGTGTTTTCCCATTAAGTCATATTGTTATAAACTCTGTAACTACACAAGAGCAAGTTTTATCTTTTAACATTACTGTAATGGCAATGGATATTGTAGATGAGAGCAAAGAAAAAACAGAAGATATATTCAGAGGCAACAACAACGAGCAAGACGTGCTTAATACACAGTTAGCGGTATTAAACAAATTAGTAATGGTATTGCGTAGGGGTACGCTTTATAGCGATAAGTTTCAATTAGAAGGAGATGCAACCTTAGAGCCTTTTTATGAGCGGTTTGATAATCGTCTAGCTGGGTTTGCTGCTACTATGGATATTGTAATTCATAACGACATTAGTATATGCTAGCAGATAAATATTTAAGGGATGAGTTAAATAAGTTTGCTAAGTATGTTATACAACAATCACGAAGCAACTTAACTAAAGGAAAAAAGAACGCGTCTAAGGAACTTTATAACTCTTTAGGTTATGACATAAGCCAGAGCAGTGGAACTACCTCTATGAGCCTTAATATGTCTGATTACGGTAAGTTTCAAGATAAAGGGGTTAGTGGTACTGAAAAGAAATATAATACACCTTACTCATACACATCAAAGATGCCTCCAGTAAAGGCTTTTGATAAATGGGTAGTAAGAAAAGGATTAGCACCAAGAGGCAAAGGCGGTAAGTTTACATCAAGAGAAGGAATAAAATTTGCTATTGCTAAGTCTATTTATAAAAAGGGAATAAGACCTAGTATGTTTTTTACAAAGCCCTTTGAAGCAGCTTTCAAAAGGCTGCCAGATGAATTAGTAGAGGCTTACTCAATAGGATTAGAAAAACAAATACAAGTAAACATTAATAAGAAATAAAATGGCTACAAAGATTAATTTAAGAAGTCCTTACTATATAAAGGTATCTAAGACAGCTTTAACGTCAGTAGAACTTAAGCTATATATTTATACGGGAACATTCACTGCTAATGGTAGTGTAGCAGCTGGAACTTTAAGGTACACAATAAATAAAAAACCCTTAGGCACTAATGCCTATGTAGTGTTTGAGGTTAGCGAGCTTGTAAGAGATTATTTAGAAGTTGAATTTAATGGCGAATATAATAGCGAATCGGTATGGCTTAATGCAATAGAAACTGTTACTGGTGGCTCTGGAAGTGTTACAGTAACCCCAGACAACACTAACGGATTTATAGGTCTTGATGGTTATGGATATTTTGAAGAAGGAGCAAATCCCACACTAAGCACAACAGCACTACAGTCTAATAATTCTATAATAGCTTTAGACGATAACTTATTTAGAGTTCCAGTATTTGTAGCTGGTACTGAGTCAGTATCTTTATTATATAAAGGAGAAGTTAAACAAACTATTGACCTAAGCTCTGCAAGTGTAGATGAAACAACAGAACAAATAAGATATATAACAGCAAACTCAACAAGCACTGGAGATGTAAGCTATGATTCATTTCAAGAAAGAGTTTTAAATGATGGTGGAACATTTGAAGGTAGTAGTTGTTTAAGTGAGTTCTTAGACAGTGTTTCAATAGGTTTAATTGATGAGGTCTATGTGAGTTCAGCAAGTGGTGTAGAGGTGTTTAAGGTGAAGACTTTAGAGGAGTGTTTATATACACCTATCAAAGTAACCTTTGTGAATAAGTTTGGAGCATTTCAAGACTTAATATTTTTTAAGAAGTCTATAGATAAAACAAGCGTAAAAGGAGAAGAGTTTAAGACAGCTATATTTAACCAAGCTACACTAACCTACAAAACATACCAGCACCAACGCACTCAATTTATGGTACAAGGAACGGACAGTATAACAATGAATACTGGATATATAAGTGAAGATTATAACCAGGTCATTGAGCAGCTAATGCTAAGTGAGCAAGTATGGGCTACATTTATTACAGACACAGAAGAAGTAAGGCCTTTAGTTCCTAAGACAAAGTCATTTACACATAAGACACAGTTAAACGATAAGCTAATAGATTATACTATAGAGTTTGACATTGCTAATAATAAAATAAACAATATTAGATAATGCAAAATATTGAGTTATACATAGAAGGTCAAAGGCTTGATTTGTTTAATGACGAATCGGTATCTCTAACGCAAACGATTAAAAACGCAAGAGACGTTGCTAAGGTTTTCACAAGCTTTACTAAGACCTTTAATGTACCATCTTCTAAGACTAATAACAAAATATTTAAACATTACTATAACTTTAATATAGATGGTGGTTTTGATGCAAGGACTAAAGTATCTGGAACTATTGAGTTAAATGGTTTTCCGTTTAAAGATGGTAAAATAAAACTTGAAGGTGTTAAACTAAAAGAGAATCAAGCTTACTCTTATAAAATTACATTCTTTGGTAATACAGTAAACTTAAAAGATTTGGTAGGAGAGGCAAAACTAAACCAGCTTTTTTCTTTAAACTCTATAAGCCCAGATTATAATTACTCAAGTATATTAGGCGCACTACAAGCAGACCCAGCAACTAACGATTTAATAACACCATTAATAACTTCTGGAGCGAGTGGAATTACTCAATCTCGTTTATATTATGATTCAGATAATCACGGAACAGCAAATGGTAACCTATATTATCATACTGGTGGAGGGTCTAATGCTAATGGTGTTTTATGGAGTGATTTAAAATTCGCATTAAGAGTAGACAAAATAGTACAAGCGATTACAGCAAGTTATCCTTCTTTAGCTTTTTCAAATGATTTCTTTACTTCTTCAAATTTGCCCTACTACAATTTATTTATGTGGTTACATAGAAAAAAAGGAAGTGTTCAAAATGAAAGTGACTCAAAATTTACAAACTTAGTTAATGGTTGGACTGTTCAAACCGACCTTAACTCTTCAATGATTAACACTTCTACCCTTAAGATTACGGGGCCTAGTGTAACCACTGCTTTTTTACGTTTAAATAGAAGTAACACAACTCCTTACGATGTTATAGTAAAACGAAATGGGCAAACAATAGAAGCTGAAAGCAACGTAACGCTCACAAATAAAATTATAGTTGTTTCTGCTACCGCTGGAGATGAGTTTACAGTAACTATAAATTACTTATCTTCCATTATTTTTAACTTTATTAGCTGGACTGTAGTAGTACCTTCTGGTACTGATGAAACTTTTAGCACTGGTAGTTATATTTTGACAACTGAGTTTGAGTTTGTTATTACTTCTGAAATTCCAGATATTAAGATTATAGACTTTTTATCTGGGCTATTCAAGATGTTTAATTTGGTAGCGTTCGTAGATAACACGGGAAAAGTAGTAGTAAATACGTTAGATAGTTTTTATTCAATAGGCATAAATTATGATATAAGCCAATACATTGACATTAATAGTAGCGAGGTAAATGTAGCACTGCCATACAAAGAAATAGTTTTTGATTATAAAGACAATAACACTTTTTTAGCCGCTACACACAGCCAACAATTTAGCTACACTTGGGGTAAGGAGTCATACAATAATAATGAAAATTTAGATGGTAGTATTTACAAAGTAGAGCTGCCTTTTGCGCATTTTAAATTTGAAAGAATAGTAAACGTTGCAACTGCTACAAATACACCTATACAGTGGGGTTATTGTGTAGACGATAATCAAGAGCCTTATATTGGGCTACCTTTTTTATTCTATGCTAATAAAGTTACAAGTTCATCATTTCCAATATCTTTTTTAACTGAAAATAGTCTTATTCCTTATTTAGAAATACAAAACTATAACGTGCCTAGTAATTCTTTATACTTGGACCCAGCAACTGGTAAAGATAATATAAACTTTAAAAACGAGATAAACGAATATACTGGAGACACAAGTTTTACAGATACCTTATTTCAAAAACACTACTCAAACTACATAGGGAATATATTTAATAACAAAAACAGATTAACAAAAGTGACAGCGTATTTACCTTTAAAGATATTATTAAACTTTTCTCTTGCAGATAGATTTGATATTAACGGACAGAGATATAAAATAAACTCAATAAAGACTAACCTAAAAACTGGAAAGTCAGACATAGAACTATTAAACGAATTATGATAAAATTAATATTAGAGGGTTTAAAATACGTTAACGGAGAAACTGAGGCTATCCGTATAGCACAAGGTAAATATAAACTACCTACAACACTAAAAGAAGGTTACAAAGCACTTAAACAAGAGATAAAATGGCTAAGATAGTAAAGACAATAGTAATAAAGGGAGATACTAGTGATGTAGACAAGAAGTTAAAAGGTCTTGACCAACAAGTAGATAAAACTTCAAAAACTGCAAAGAAAACTGGTAAAGGGTTAAGCGGTGCTTTTTCTGGTATGGGTGCATCCATTAAGGCTGCTATACCATCACTTCAAGCACTTAAGGCAGCTATCATATCTACTGGCATTGGTGCTCTTGTTGTTGGGATAGGGGCGCTCGGAACAGTCTTAAAAAAAGCTAACAAAATAGGAGCAGACTTTTCTAAAGGATTAAGTACACTTAGAGCTGTTACTGGTAATACTGCTGATGAGTTAAAGGTGCTTGGGGGTCAAGCTAAACAATTAGGTGCGACTACACAGTTTACTGCTATCGAGGTTGTGGGGTTACAGACTGAGTTAGCTAAGTTAGGTTTTACTATTCAAGATATTAAGAACTCTACTCCAGCTATATTAGACTTAGCTGCATCTTTAGAAATTGACTTAGCTAATGCTGCTGAATTCGCTGGGTCTGTCGTTAGGTCATTTGGTTTGACTACTGCTGAAACCCAAAGGGTTGTAGATGTAATGGCTAAAAGTACCTCTAGCTCTGCATTAAATTTTGAAGCATTAAAAGAGAGTTTAAGAGTCGTTGCACCAGTAGCAAGAGCAACTGGGGTAAGCATTGAGCAAACAGCAGCTTATCTTGGAGTATTAGCAAATAATGGTTTAAAGGGTAGTGTAGCTGGAACTGGTTTGTCAAAGTCATTTATTGAGTTAAATAAAAAAGGCATTGACATTAACGATGCTTTTGAAAAAGTTGTTAATTCATCAAACGGACTTGGAACAGCTATTGAATTAGTTGGTGTTGTAGGTGCTAAATCATTTTTATCATTAGCTGAAGGAACTAAAGACATTGAAGATTTAAAAGTAGCATTTGAAGATGCGGAGGGTGCTGCTAAAGCAATGGCAGAGATTCGACTTGATAACCTTGAAGGAGATACAACAAAACTATCTTCTGCTTGGGATGGTTTCTTGTTAAACATAGAGGATGGAGAAGGAATTTTAAATAAAATATCTAGAGTGGCAATTCAAAACCTTACTGAATCTATATCTAGATTAACTGCTGTTACTGAATTTGCTGGGTTTACATTAGATTATTATTTTGGCGATTCTGATAGCGCAGCAGAGCAAGAAGCTGGCTTATCAAAGAGAGCTGCTAACGTTGGTTTATTTGTTGGTAAAATGAAAAAACAATTCTCTACGTTTAAACTGTTCTTGGCAGATATACCAATTATTGGACGTAGTATTGATGTTGATAAAGCTGGAGAAGAATTAGCTCAAGCTGTCTTAATGGTAGATTTTGCAAATAAAAAACTGAAAGAGATTTCTAAGCTAGAGGAAGAAGGAGCTAAAAAAGGAACTTTTTGGCAAGAATGGAAAAATAGGAAAATTATAAAATCTGAAGAAGAATTACAAAAAGTATTAAACGAATTAGGGGAAGAGAAGAAAATAAAAATAGATGAGGAAACTGAAGCAGAAGCCGATGCTGAGATACAGGCTGAGAAAGATAAACAAGCTGCGTTAGAAAGAATAAGAAAAGGCTTAATAGACACAGAGGCAGAAGAAAGAGCTGAAAAATTAAGGTTAATAAAAGCTGATTATGATGAGCAAATTAAACTTGCAGAACTGTATTATGGAGAAGAGACAGAGAAAGTTAAGGAATTAAGAGAAGTACAAAGATTAGCGTTAGAGGCTCAGCAATTAACATTTGACGAACAGGACGAGGCTAAGAAATTAGCAAAACAACAAAAAAAAGCAGAAGAGCTAGAGCTAGACAAAGCATTTGAAGAGGCTATTTTTGAGGAACAGAGAGCTATACTTGCTGAAAGAAGAGAAACCTTAAAAAATGATGAAACTTTAACAGATGAGCAAAAGCTAGAATTAACTAAACAATATAAGGCTGCCGATAAAAAACTAGATGACATTGAGTTCGCTGGTAAAGAAAAAATGATGGCAGAAGCTATGGACTTGGCAAATAAAGCACAAGCTCTAGCTGGTAAGAATACAGTGGCTGGTAAAGCAATAGGGATTGCAACTGCAACAGTAAATACGTTTCAAGGAGCATCGGAAGCTCTAAAACAAAAAAGTACATTACCTTCACCTTTTGATGTAGTGGCAAAGGTTGCGAATGTTGCGACAGTTCTAGCTACTGGTTTAAAGACTGTAAAAAGCATAGCATCTGTAAACGTGCCAGGCGGTGGAGGAAGTGGAGGCGGAACTCCTAGCGGTGGCGGAAGTATTGCAGCTCCAGCACCACCGAGTTTTAATGTAGTAGGTGCAAGTGATACAAACCAATTAGCAGATGCAATAGGTGGGCAGACGCAACAGCCAGTCCAGGCTTATGTAGTAGCTAATGATGTAACAACAGCACAGAGTTTACAAAATAATATTGTTGAGGGGGCCACAATAGGATAAATACAAAATAAATTAAAAATCTTTATATAATAATATGCGAATAGTAGAACTCATTTTAGATGAAGACCAAGATATAGGAATTGAAGCTATTAGCGTAGTGGAAAACCCAGCAATAGAAGAAGACTTCATTGCACTTAAATCACAAGAGTTTAAACTTGCAGAGGTTGACAAAGAAAAGCGAATACTTATGGGTGCGCTACTTATACCAAATAAGCCCATATATAGACGCAATGGAGAAGATGAGTACTATATATATTTCTCAAAAGATACTGTCTTAAAAGCCTCTCAAATGTACTTAATGCAAGGCAAACAGAATAACTCAACACTAGAACACCAATACGAAATAAACGGACTTAGTTTAGTTGAGTCTTGGATAGTAGAAGATAAGGTACACGACAAATCAGTAAAGTATGGAATGGATTTACCTTTAGGTACTTGGGTAGGTGCTGTAAAAGTAAACAACGATAAAATCTGGACCGAGTTTGTAAAAACTGGAAAGGTTAAGGGTTTTAGTATTGAAGGGTACTTTGCGGATAAAATGGAAAGACCTAAAGAAAGCATTAAAGACGAACTTGCTAAGATAGAAGAAGCGGAAGCAGAGTATTTACTAGGCCAGGTTAAGGCAATTATCAAAAATGATAAGCGCGTAAAAGGTGGTAAAAAAATGGTTCTTGAAAGTTATAGAGATTATCCAAGCGGAGTAAAGAATAACGCTAAAAGAGGCTTAGAATTAAACGAGAAAGTCAATAACAAATGCGCTACACAAGTAGGTAAGATAAGAGCGCAGCAATTAGCACAAGGAAAACCAATAAGTAAAGAAACAATTAAAAGGATGTATTCTTATTTATCAAGAGCTGAGGAGTATTACGATGAAGGAGATACTAAGGCTTGTGGAACTATCTCTTATTTACTATGGGGTGGTAAAGCTGGTAAGCGTTGGGCAGAAAGCAAACTAAAAGAACTAGGCGAAATTGAGTTAGCGAGTGAAGTTATAAATGACAGTATGGCCATTATAGATGACCGCTTGGCTTATGCCACTAAAGAACTTGCTATAAAGGCTGCACAAGATATTGGTTGTGATAAATATCACGAACACGAATTTATGGGTAAAACTTGGTTTATGCCTTGCGAACAGCACAGCGTAGATATGTACGGTAAATGCCCTAAAGGGTTTAAAAAGAAAAACGGAAATTGCGTAAGGTAATATGCTAAAAGGAATTAAAAAATTTATAACACCAAGTAAAACAAGCCCTAAGGGAAGTAGTAGGGGCGGTTGTTTATGTAAAGACAACACTTATAAAACCAAATGCTGCGATGGAAGTTTAAGGGCGCAAGGTGTAGGAAACGTTTGAAAATGCAAAATTAATTTTTAACCATTATATATTAATATGAATACAAATGATATGATATCAAAAATCAAGGAAGTTGTAGGTTTATCTGAGGAGATTAAACTAGAGCAACAAACTTTAGAAAACGGAACTGTTTTAGAGGCAGATTCTTTTGAAGCTGGTAAAGAAATCTTTATTGTTACAGAAGATGAAAAAGTAGCCGTACCAGTAGGCGAATACCAAATGGAAGACGGGCGAATTTTAGTAGTAGCAGAAGAGGGATTAATTGCTGAGATTAAAGCCGAAGAGGAAGAAAAAGAAGAAGAAGTAATTGAAGAAGTAGAAGCAGAAGAAGAAAAGGAAGAAATGGGCTACGCTACTAAACAAGAACTTGCTGAGGTCAAAGAAATGATTGAAGAAATCAAAGCTATGTTAGAGCCTAAAGAAGACTTAAGCGCTGAAGACTTAGGAAACTTATTAACAGAAGAATTATCTAAGCACGAACTAAGCGAAGTACCACAAGAAGTACAAGAAGAATTGAATGAGCCTTCCGCTGAGCCTATTATGGCAAACCCAGAAGCTGACTCAACAAACAAACAAAATTTCAAGTTTGCTAACAAAAGAAAACTAAGCACTCTTGATAGAGTAATGAATAAAATAATTAACAACTAAATTTAAATTAAATGGCTAATCCAACTATTACATCATCCAGTTATGCTGGAGAATTTGCTGGGAAGTACTTAGGTGCTGCCCTTTTATCTGCTTCAACATTAGACGCTGGAGCTGTAACAATCTTACCGAACATTAAGTATAAAGCTGCTATGAAAGTAGGCACTTTTTCTAACTTAGTACGTTCTGCTGATTGTGATTTTGATGCTACTACTTCTGGTCTTACATTGACTGAAAAAGTATTGACTCCCACTGAATTACAAATAAATTTGCAAATTTGCAAGTCGAATTTGGTGTCGGATTGGGAGGCGGCCCAGATGGGCTTTAGTGCTTTTGATGAGTTACCACCTTTATTCTCTGACTATGTTATTTCAAGAGTAGCTGCTGAGGTTGCAAATGCAACTGAAACTTCTATCTGGAGTGGTTCTGCTGGAGAGGGTTCTTTTGATGGCTTTACTACCTTGTTAGGTGCTGATGCTACTGTTGTAGATGTGGCTCAAGCTACTGTAACAAGTTCAAACGTAATTGCTCAGTTAGGTGCTATTGTAGATGCTGCACCATCAACTATCTTAGGTAAAGAAGATTTAACTCTTTACGTTTCAACAAACATCGCAAGAGCATATATCCGTGCTTTAGGTGGTTTTGCTTCTAACGTAGGTGCAAATGGTATTGATAACAAAGGTACAACTTGGTACAACGGTGGAGAGTTATCTTTTGAGGGTATCAACATCTTTGTAGCTAAAGGACTTGGAGATAACGAAGCTGTATTGGCTCAGAAGTCTAACTTGTTCTTTGGAACTGGTCTTTTAGATGACAGAAACGAAGTTAAAGTAATTGATATGGCTGACCTTGATGGTTCTCAGAATGTACGTGTAGTAATGCGTTACACTGCTGGAGTACAAATAGGAGTTGGTAGCGATATCGTTCTTTATTCTTAATTACTAATTAACTGATTCAAAGGGGTGGGCGAAAACTGCCTACCCTTTTTTAATATTAACCTAACTTATTGACTATCAGTAAGTTAAAAAAAATTTTTTAACAATTATGGCTTGTGCAATAACGAAAGGTAGAGGGGTAGGATGTAAGACCGCCTTTGCTGGAATTAAAAATATTTACATCTTAGACTTTGGAACAGAGGTTGCAAATGCAACTCCTTCTGCTGGTACTGTTGACTTGGGGGCTTTATCAAGCTCTGAGTTTTTTAAGTTTGAAGTTAAAGGAGGGCAAACGTCTTTAGAGACAACTGTAACATCTTCAAGGGAAAACGGAACTACATTTTATGAAAGTACATTAAACATTACTTTTCAAGTATTAGACGTAGCGACACAAGAAGAGATTAAACTCTTAAATAGAGGTCGTGCGCATTATGTAGCTGAACTTTATCCAAATGGTGCTGGAGTTACTAAGTACTTACTAATAGGTAAAGCTAACGGAGCTGAAATCACTGGAGGTACAATTGTATCTGGTGCTGCTGCTGGAGATTTACAAGGATTTACATTAACTGCTGTTGCAACAGAGGTGGACCCACCATTCTTCGCAACCGCTCCAGATGTAGCTTCAACAACTCCAATTGACCCAGCTTAATATATTATTTATATTTAAAATTAGCCTTTCCTTTTGGGAGGGCTTTTTTTATTTATATACAATACAAAATAATTTAGTTTTGTTTATATATTAGTATGAAGTTAATAGGAACTAACGGAGATAAAACTTTTAAGGTCATACCAAGGCAATTTATTAATGGCGCTATAACTGTAAATCTAACAAGCGAAAGCACTGGGTCGGTAATAACTAAAACTCCCACAGCTTCAACGGATGTTAATTATATGTCTTTTACTGTTGCTTTTGGTACTTTGACGGAAGCAGACTTTTACACGCTTGAAATTAAAAACGGAACTTCTGTTATATACAAGGACAGAGTATTTTGTACAGACCAGGCGATAAACCAAGTAAATAACGATTACTACTCTGTAAATGATGGAGAATATACCACAGAGAATAGTTTTGATAACGATTATATTATTTTATGAACGATTTAAGAATAGTTAATTTAAGTAGTTACACAAGCCCAGAAATTGTAGAGAAGTCTAACAAACAATGGGTAGCCTATGGAAGTGATAATAACTACTTTCAGTACCTTATTGACCGCTACAACGGAAGTCCTACAAACAACGCTATTATTAATGGTGTTAGCCAAATGATTTATGGCAAAGGCTTAGATGCTTTAGACTCAAACAGAAAACCAGAGGCTTACGCTAAAATGGCTTCTTTGTTTCATAAGGATTGTGTTCGCAAGCTATGTTATGACCTTAAACTTATGGGTCAGTGCGCTATACAAGTTATTTACTCAAAAGACAGAAAGACCATTGCACAAGTTGCTCACATACCAGTTGAGAATTTAAGAGCTGAGAAGTGTAACGAAAAAGGAGAAATAGAAGGATATTTTTATAGTGATGATTGGACAAATGTAAAACCAAGAACAGAGCTAAAAAGAATACCAGCTTTTGGCTCCAGTAATGAGAATATAGAGATTATATATGTTAAGCCCTACAGAGCTGGTTATAAGTATTATTCAAGTCCAGACTATCAAGGTGGTTTACAATACGCAGAGCTTGAAGAGGAGATTTCTAACTATCACTTAAATAATATACTAAACGGTCTAGCGCCTTCAATGTTAATCAACTTTAATAACGGAACTCCAAACGCTGAAGAACGTCAAGCCTTAGAGAATAGAATTTACTCTAAGTTTAGCGGTTCTAGTAACGCTGGTAAGTTTATATTAGCTTTTAATGATAACTCAGAGAGTCAAGCTACAATAGAGCCAATACAATTAAGCGACGCACATAACCAATACCAATTCTTAAGTGATGAAAGCGGCAAAAAAATAATGGTAGCACACAGAGTTGTTAGCCCAATGCTTTTAGGTATTAAAGACAGTAGCGGATTAGGTAATAACGCAGAAGAATTAAAGACCGCTTCTATATTAATGGATAACACCGTTGTTAGACCGTTTCAGCACCTTTTAATAGATGCCTTTGACTCTATACTAGCTTTTAATAATATCTCTTTAAAACTATACTTTAAGACCTTACAACCGCTTGAATTTACAGACTTAGAAAATGTGGAAGATGAAGAAACAAGGGAAGAAGAAACGGGAGTAAAACTAGCTAAAGAATTACCAGAGGGATTAGGTAGTGATATTGCAGATGCCTTAATAGACCTAGGAGAAGATGAAACAGACCTTTTAAGCGACTTTGAGGTTATAGATGAGCGAGAAGTAAGTTATGAAGAAGAAGATGGCTTAGATGAGGTTATAACGGATTTAAACAAACCTAAAGAAAAAAGTGCCTTATCAAAGTTATGGGAGTTTGTAAGTACTGGAAGCGCTAAACCTTATAGGGAAAGCGAACAAGATGGTACTAGTAAACAAACGGATGAAAAAGGAAATGAATTTTTAGTACGTTATAAATACAGCCCAGAAAGATACAGCGCAAATTCAAGACCATTCTGTAAAAAAATGATAGACGCTAAAAAGGTTTACCGCAAAGAAG